TAGGAGTTGCAATAAGAATAGCTTTCTTAGAGAACTGACCAACATTTGCACCTGCAGTAGTAGTTATATCATCAACCAATAAATTAATTGTAGCGTATCCGTATTTAACTTTAATTTCGTCACCAGCTCCATAACTTGCTGCGTTAACTGTTGTTAAAACAACAACTGTTCCACTAACAATATATTTAATTTCATACTCAACTGCGTTGATTGTGATAATTTCTCCTGGACGGAATCCTGAAGTAGCTGTAACAAACAATGCAGTGTCTTCACTAATAACTGTAGTGATATTTCCTGTTGGTAATGTAGCCGATGCTGCAACTTTACCTGACAATGCAAGTGTGCTAGATGATAAATATGCTAATGGAGGAATAGGGAATGTAGTTCTATTTAAAACACCTTCAAATTGATAAGCGAAGTTTTCCGCGTTGTAAATTTGAGCATATGTTCCGTTTCCAGCGTAAGCTTTTTGCATGTTAACACAAGCAGTTGATTCAAATCCTGAAGCGTCTAATACGTGCACAGAAAAGCGAACTTGTCTAAAAGCGTATTGAGTGTTAGAGAATTGATTTACATCTAATCCCCAGATTTCAACACCATAATTAGTAGCTGCTGTTAATCCATAAATACCTGTTCCATCACCAACTGTAACTGCTTTAATACATTTAATACCAGAAACTTGATTACCAAATGCTGAGTTATTGATAGCATCAGTGATTTGAGTTGCGATAGTTAATTGTGTTGCTGCTGCTGCAGATGTGAAAGATACTCTTAACATTTCTGGACGCTCAGAATAGAACATTTTGTCCCATTTGAAACGAATAGATAAGTCATATTGAGTGCTGTTGTTAACTGTAATAGAACCAGCTGCTGCTGTGTATGTTCCAGTTGTATTTTGTTCTGTTCTAAATCCACGGTTGTAACCAACACCCCACACTTCACGTGCAGCTGGTTTGTAACGTGAACATGATAAACCTGCAAGGTTCATTCCACCAATTGGAAAACTACGTTTAATATCTCCATTAGCTAATTTATTAGTGATGTAGATTGTAGGCTGTGTTACAACTGTATCATTACCAGCTGGATCTAAACATGTCATGTCGCTACCAACAATATCCATTTGGTTTGCTATTGCAGCGATATTAGTGTTGTTAGCATCAAATGCTGTTCCATCACCGATAAAAACTTCTTGTACTGTACGAGTATTCATTATTTTCTAATTTTAAAATTTAATATATTGTTGTTTTTTGTTTACTTATTATAATCCTGTTGCAATTTTTCTGTATGTAGTATAAACTCTCAATACACCTGCTGCTGTTCCTGGGTTAGTAATCGCTGTACCTCTTAGTGAGATAGTAACGTTAGCTGACATTGGAACCATCACTGTTGTTAATGGTGTAAAATATGTAATTTTATCTCCAGCCGCTCCTAACAAGTTAGCCATTGTTCCTACTCCAGATATTGCTGCTCCAGCTGAGCCAATTGCAATAACCAAATCAGATGCTCCACCTGTATAAGCTGCTGTATCAAAATCGTATACAGCTACTGCAGAAACAAATTCTAGTGCATATCCAGCTCCCGGTGCTGCTACTAATGTAGCTCCTGATGCATGTCCAATATCACCTGCTGCTGTTCCTACAATTTCTGTAGCTGTCAATGTAGTTAATACTGTATAAAGAATAGCGTTAGCTGATCCCATTGAAACTCCTGCAGATGCAGTTACTTGACTGTCTTTTAAAAGAACTCCATCAACTGTTACTCCGGCTGCTGCAGTTTCTTCTGTAATAATATCTGCTGACAATGTTCCATCTGCAGATGTAAAATCATTAATTACATCAACTATTGATTTAATGTAATCGTATTGTGTCTTAGGAAAAGCTTTTACGCCTGGTGCTCCTAATACTTTATTTATTGGATAATTTAATCTAGCCATTTTAAATGTTTAATTATTATTCGTTTGTTTTGTCTATTGGGTTAAACGTTTGTGTTCTTCTTGATTCTATATCCTCTAGAGCTAATAATACAGCTTCTGACACTATTTCATCATGAGTATGATCTGATAGTTCACAATTAACTAAAGGCACAATAGAACTGATTGCTAGAGGTTTTCTAACATATCTAAGTCTATAGTTTGTTATTGTTACTAATGGATCATGAATAAGTTCTACTCTTCCATTTTCCATAAGTCTTAAAACTCTCTTCTTACTTGCTTTTAAGAATGAGTTTCCTATAACATTATTAATATCTCCATGCTGATACGCGTACACTGGAATCCTAACTGATTGACTTACAGCGTTACAATCTAAATATGAGCATGTACATCTCTCTTCAACTATAAACCAATGATCTGCTGGTAGGGTAACAAACTGTGCATTTACATCTATATTATCAGCTGCTGTTGCAGTTGGAACTATAATTGCATTTGACACTAATGCCTTAAGGTCTTCTGTTCTCTTCTGAGTTTCCTCAAATGATTCGCCTTTAGCATTTGTTGTTCCGTATCTCTGCTTAACAAACCTTTCTTGTGATTGATTCAAAAGGAGGTCTATTTCAGTATTATCAAAATTAGGATAATTTAAACTGTCAGCCTTGTCAAGTCTAAACTTGAACGCAGTGACCATCTCTGTTGAAGTCATTTAACTACTCTTTAGATTTGTTCTTTGCTTTAGCTTCTTGAGTTAAAGCTATCTTGATTGATTGATTCTTAGGATCATTAAAGAATGTAACAACACCTTCGATTGAACTTCCTAAAGATTCTCCTTCATAAACATAGTAATTACCCTTCTTAGTTAACATACCTTTTTCAAGTAAATCCTCAATGGTAATACGTGTTTGAAGATTCTTATCCTTCATTAATGTAAGGAACTTATCAACGTCTGACTCTATTTTCTCAAATAATGTCGCTTTAATCTGTCTGTCTGATATTGCTTCAGCTCCTCTGATTCCATAAATCTTTAACAATCCACGTCTTTCATCTGCTGACATATCAGTAAACAATTCTAATGCTTCTAATTTTAAATCTGCACGCTTCTCAACAACCTTAGCTTTTGCTTCTTTATCCTCAACGTAAAACAACGCCATAGGGTTCTTAGTTATTTCTAATTCATTTAAAGCTATCTTAGACTTTCCAACTAAAGCTCTCCATCTAATCTCATCCATTGTAGATTCTACAAGGAATGTAGTTGGCTTATCATTGTTTAATCTAAATTCTAGGTGACCCCAAAATGCTTCGTTCTTCTTACTTAAGTGGTTCTTAGGTAACCCTAATTCCTCTTCAAACTGTCGTTCTTCTTCTACTGTTAATCCAGTTTTATAAGAACCGTTCTTATCCATCTCTGCTCCAGTAAATACTGTGCGTGATTTTGATAGTGCTGATATTCCGGAGAATTTAGCTTTTACTATCGGCTTGATAATATACTCTTTTGTCATTTTTTATGCTTCCTTTAATTTTCCTTTATTTTTTGTACTCTTATTATTTATTAATAAGCTGCATACAATATAGTCTTTTCTATATTAATATGCAACTTATTTATAAACAATTTACTATTTAGCTAATTGAATCTACATCCAAAATTAACTGTGCAGCATCAGTAGGGTCTTTCAAAAGAATACCTTGCTCAGTCATGATGTGAAATTCATACCCATCAACAGCTGAAGCTGAAGTACCATTTTTCTTAGGACCGTAAGGACCGTACATACCTTCAACGTAAGTTGAAACTGTTTCACGTCCTTTAGTGTAAACCTTCATAATGTTAGGCTCACCTTTAGAATATGATTTAAAGTTCAAGAAAGTCGCTTTGTAAGACTCAGCTGGTAAACCAGTTTGAGGGTGTAACAAACGATTTCTTACTGTAGAGTTGTAAGGCTTATATTCTTGTAGTACAAATGAATCACCATTCAAACCAGTGTATTTCATAAACTGACCACCTAATGCAAGATCTTGTCCTGAACCAGAGATAAATTTAGAATCTACTAATGTGAATTTAGAAGCAGATGCTTTCATTGCTTGGTCAAATAGATCCATGAATCCACGACCACATAATGCAACATACTCACGTGGGCCATCTTCTGTACCGTTGTAAGATAGGTCATTCATAAACTTACGGATAGTATCCTCAGTTAATGAAGTGTAGTAACGTTTGTTACCAGCAGCAATTTGAGCCTCTAATCCAGCACCCATGTAAACAGTGTTTCCACTAGGTCCTTTGTGATCAGTTGTTCCGTTTGTTTTGATGTTTGATTTACCAAACATTAACATCAATTCAACTTCGTCCATCCACTGACACCAGAATTCCCACTCATTGTATTTAACCCAAGTTGATGCTTATTCAGAACCATCTGGATTAGTCAATGTAATGTTCAACACTTTGTCGTGAGCAGCACCTGTGATGCTATAAGACTTACGCAATGTAGTCATATAGTTCTCAAGCATTAATGGAGTAGCGTAATGAGTTTCTCCAGAAGTTCTAGAGTGGTCATTTTCAACAGCATTAAATTCTTTTGATAACTCTTTACCAACAGCTAATAAAGCAGAAGGAACGTAGTCAGCTTGGTTGTTTGTGATCATCTGACATGTGATAATAAAATCAACACCGTCATATTCAATAGGTGCAACAATTCTGAAAGAATAACGTGCATCATCTGGAATAAGAACGTCACCCTCAGTGAACCATTTTTCACCAATACCTAATTTGAATGTAGAACCAGCAATACCAGGGTATGTAGTTGCACCTTCAAACACAGCTTTAGTGATAGGAATAGCTTTGCGGCTATCACCCATTACTGACCAACGATAGATAATATCGTTCATTTCTTTAGCTTTACCAACACCACCTGTCATTAATGACAATGCGTTTTTAAAACCATTTTGTTTATTGTAGATACGAGTAACAACCTGAGTTGCCATCTCTGGCTCTGTCAAGAAGAAAGTACGCAAGTGTGTAGCTTGAGTCAATCCTGCGTGCCATGAACCTTCTTTAATTAAGAGATTACTTATTTGCATTTTTGTTTATTTATTTTAATTGTTAATTTAACTCTTTAGGAATCCTTTGAATCCAGCAAAGGAACTGATTTCTTCATTGTCAGCTTTACTTGGAGTACCTGACTTAATTTTAGATCTTGAATCACTATAATTGGATAGGTTCTTTTTTAAATTATGAACCACTTTATTCTTCACATCTTTACTAAGAGATGAAGCATCCCAGTTGTTTTTCAGTAAATAGGCAAACATATATCTTGCCTCTGCTCCCTTTTCTTGTGAATCTGCTTGGTATTGCGTAACTCCAGTTTTCTTATCAACCGGTTTAGTCATGTAATCCCAAAGATCATCCTTCATCTTCTTAGTAAATTTGAATCCGGATATTTCCTCTTTTTCCATTAAGCCATCACGGAAAGATTTCCATTCAGCTTTTTGGTGATCATCTTGCTCTTTAGCGTATTTCTTTTGAGCTTCAACAAGTAACGTTTTATTCTCTTTGTCAGCTTTTTGAAGTCTAGCTAAGTGAGGTTTTGCTTTTGATTCTAACTTACCAGCATCTTCATATAACATTAACTCCTCTTCAATCTCTGCTTCATCTTCCCATCCGGAAAGTCTTAAACCTTCTCTAATAGCGTATTTTTGATCTTCTTCTGTTTCAATTGTAAAATCTAACCAAGAAGCTTCATTATAATAATATTTATGGAAGTCAGCTGGTTTGCCACCGTTTTCAATAAACTCTAAGTATTTCTGAGTATCTTCATCAAATGATTTAACCCAAGCGTCGTGTTCTTTGTTTAAGGAATCTTTCCAAACTCTTTTTAATCCTTCAGTACTGTCATCAAATGATTCGTCATCAAATTCTGCCATCCCCTCTTCTCTTAAGAATCCTGCAAAAGCTTTAAATGAGCTTTCATCTGCAGCTTCCTCTTCCTGGATAATCTTTTCTTCTTCTCCCTCTTCTTCTTCAGAATTAAGTTCTTTATCCAGTTTACTAGCTTTCTTTTTAGCGATCTCATCTATTTCTAGTTGTGCTGCAACTAGCGCTGCATCAGCTTTAAGTGCTTTCTCTTCTGCAGTTTCAGTAACTGCCGGTTCTTTTTTTTCTTTCACTACCTTAGCTGGGGCAGCTAATGCGTTGTCTTTCAAGAGGTTAAACCCTTCAAATGCATTCTCTTCTAATTCTTCTGACATTGTAATTTTCCTTTATTTAGTGTATAATATAATAAAATTTGTTATAGATTGCAACTTATTATCTATTAAGTTTATTCAATAGACTTTCTGTTATAGCTTTTATTTTAAATTTTCAAGTTTATATATAGTTTGATAAGCAAGCATACTGATTGAATCTAGTTCATTCTGTATCCAAGTTTCTGTAAAAGCAGAGTAAGCTAAGCCTCCATCAGTTAATGACGCTAAATCTTTTATTAATGGTAGAGCTTCTCCATTAATTGGAGTTATAGATATTTTAACAATACCGTATTTTCCTTGATAACTCTCTATTAATCCGTCTGTAAATTCTAGCAATGAATCATAGAAAGAGCCTAAAGCTACATGTTGAGCATAACTCTTTGTTGATAAGTGAGCTAAATGTATAGCATCTCTTATTGCAAATAGTTTTCCAAAGAACTCTTCTTTAGACAATGATTTAGGTGCTGTAAATTTTGGTATCATTATTTCTTAGGTGTTTTTGGTTTAGGCTTATGTGCCACTTTATACTTTTCTAATTGCATTTTCTTGTCCATCATTTGTTTGTCAAGTTTAGCTTTTCGTTCATCAGCTGCTTTTTCATTAGCTATTTGCTTATTCTGCATTCTCTCTTGATTAGCATTCTGTATCTTAATTGCATCTATCTTTTTATTCTCAATATCCTGCTTAACTTTAAGTTCTTTATCCTTATGAGACATTTCCTTATCATGCTTAGTCTTATCGTGAGCCAGCTTCTGTTGTTCTGTAAAGTGTTTTGAATCTAATGCTTGACGTTCTAATGCTTGAGCTCCAATTTCTAATACATCAGGAGTTCCATCACCGTCAGCATCTGCTGAGACTTGCTCTCCAAAATAATTAGCTATTTCTTGAACTTCAATTTTAGTTCTATTATTCTCATCAGTTTTGTACTGTTCTAAATCTCTATCTTTTTGTTTTTCTGCAAGCATTTCATCATGCATCTGTTTCTGCATTTCTAAGTTTGCTTGATTCTGTTTACCTGCTTCTTCAGATTTCTGTTGTTCTCTAGTATAGAAATCTTCTTCAGCTTTTCTTAATGTAGCAACAATATCTTTAGGACTATCGTTAAGTATAGTATCTATCATGGTTGACAAATCTGCTTTACCCACTTTAATAGCAGTGTCAAATGCTTGTTCAAGTTTTTGTTTAATCTCTTTGTCTTTATTATTGTTTGTGATAAATACAGAGAATTCGGAGTTTTCAAATTCAAACTCTTCTAGATGCAATATCTCAATACCCATATCGTCAGCCATATACTGTTGAACCTTTCCGTTCTTATATGCTATTTTAGCCACTTCAATTAATGCAGTGTATACTCTTCTGATCACTTCGCTATGAGTAGTGAATAGATATTCAGTTATTAAACTAGACTGATTAACAGCACGCTCTGTATTACCAACTAACTCCGAGCTACTAATAGATCCTAATCGTTGAGGTGTAATACCAGACACTGTATATATCTGCTGTTCTATATATTGTAAGTAGTTAATATACTGTTGAATAGAATTTGATAAACTTAAATCTATAGCTTGGAATTGATTAAATTGAGATGTCTTTCCTGCCTGACCTTTCTTCCCCTCTTCAAATGAGTTGATAAATCCAATCTTCATCTCTTTCAAATAGTACATCCACTGATCTAAATCAATACCTTCACTTCTAGGTATTTGAGCTAAATCCATAAGCATCACCTTTCCTTGATCTGAAGCAAAAGCTAGTTCAAGTCTAAACGCGATAATGTCATATAAGTATTGGTAAGGCTTTAATCTATCAACTAAAGATACTGCTCTTGAATTTGTAGCTTCATAAATATAACCACTGTATCCTGTTTTGCAATAGTATGGGTTATCCATTCTACGGCGTTGATTAGGTTTCGGTCTGATATCTAAATAAATATCTGTTCCTATCTTAACGCCTTCCCAAGCTTCATTGATCCAGTCCCATTCAATTGATGCGTCAGGATACAATAACTGAAAGTCTTTCATAATAGAACTAAATGTATCATCAACTATATCTTCTTGAGCTTCGCCATTATCGTCTGTATAGGATAAATACCCTATCTTTTTTAAAGACATCCACTCAACTCTAGCTACTCTAACAGAATAGTTATTTACGTTATTACCATTAAATGAACTGGTTGGTGTTGCTCCATTCATCACCATTTGACCGTTAACAACTTGCATTGTTGGTTCAAAGCCTCCTGCAGTATTAAAAGAACCAAACGATCCTCTTGAATATTCTTGAAGCTTATCCATGTTAGATTTAGTTAACTTATCACCATACTCATCTACTACTGATGGTATTGTAAGCATTCTTTCTTCTACACAAGCTACTGCGTCATCAATAAATTGAGTATCATCATCAAGTATGCATGTGAAGTTAATTGGATTCACCTTTCTAAAAGCAGGCTCTCCGTTTAGTATACCGGTCCAATATATTTCACATGCATACTTGAT